TCATAGCGCTAGGTAGTCCAGCTCGGCTTCCTCCATCGCGTCATAGAGGTCGCCTTCCACCTGGATGCTGTTGAGCCGCTTCCAGGCATCCTTCACGTCGCCGTTGCGGGGGAATCCGCGATCAGATTTGGCGTGCCTGGCGAGTTCGCCAATAGCGCCGCTGCGCTGTTCCTGCTGGATCAGCCATTGGCCAAAGGGCGGCTTCTTTTCGGTCGTAAACTGGGCCGGGTCTGCATGTTCCATGACATTCCTCCATCCGCCGACTCGTGTCGGTGAACAGATGAGAACATAAAGAGAACAAAAGTGCAATTCAGTCGAGGCGCGTCGTGTCCCGGCATTGGACGGTGCCAAGGCTAATTGATCGAAAATCGCCATTGGAAGCCTGGACACGTGCGGCGTCAACGATCCGCACGACGGCTTCGTCCTTGTTGAAGCCCCAATCTTTCAGGTCCATGCAGTAGGTCTCAGCCAAGCCGTACTCGCGGGAACCGTTGCTCTTGATGGCGACCTGCAGCATCACCGCGTTGGTCGGCTCTAAGAGAAAATCGAGCACTTTGGGGTCGCGCTTTAGGGCAGCGCGGGCGCGCTCGATCGGCGACGGCGCGACCGCAATGTTCGCAGGAGGCTGGTATCCCGGCACGTCGCTGATTATCGCGCTGGAAGCGGAATTGTTGGCAGGCTGTGGAGCTTCGCCACATGACGCGAGCGCGGCCGTGGCGATCAGAAATACGTGCCGCATCCTCAAATCCTTTGCAGATATTTGCCGTAGATGCGGCAGATCGGGACGAACTGGTCGTCACTTACCTCGCCCGGATAGATGACATCTCCATCCTCACGGTCGCGCGGGGCTAGAGCGTAGCGGGCTACCTTCAGACCTCCTTCCCGCCGCCAAATCACGACATGCCCGTCCACAAGTTCGCCTGGGGTGATCTCTCGCACAAACACCAAGTCGCCTTCGGCCAGGTCGCGATCGCCCAGCCGACTGCGATAATCCGAAAGAAGTCGGACCAGATAGAGGTCGAACGAGGTACCCAGAGACCGGTTCAGCCAATCCTTGCGGAATGGGGTCCAGGATTGCGGTTCGCCTTTGCCCGTATCGGTGATGTTCCGCAGATCAAAGAGAGGAACGTCCTCCCATTCCGCATCATCGATAGCAGCCACAGGCGCAGCCGCGAATTTTTCGACCGGCCTGCCGGTGAGAAGGTGGTCCACCGAGACCTTGAAGGCCTCTGCTATTTTTACCGCATTATCAGCCTTTGAAATGCCCTTCAGTACGCTGTCACTCAGCGTGCTCACCGGAATTCCGGTTTCCCGGCTCAGCCAAACGAGATCCCGCTCACCCAAAAGCGAAACGACTCGCAGCCCCACCGGATTTTCGGTGGTGAGAGCTTGACGCTTCCGGCTATTCGGATTATCCGATTTCTCGTAACGAACTTTCGGAAGGTTCATATGAGACTTTCTAAGATGCATCCGGAGGATGTGAAGGCCGAGCTGCGCAAGAGATTTGCAACGGTTTCGGCCTTCGAAGCCCGGTACGAACTCCCAGCAAAATCCGTGCATGACCTCCTTCGGGGGCGCGCAAGCGCACGGGTTGAAAAGGCAATCAAAGCGGCCATCGAGCGTCCTGTTTCCGATTTTTCGAAATCCGAATGTTCGGACGTTAGCGAAACTCGCTCTTCCACGCACCGTAAAATTGAGAAGGCCCGATAAACATGGCCACTGCAGCCAAGAATGTCGTGGAAACGGCTGGCGCCGTTCTAGCGCTATCCCCGAGCGAAATCCTGATCGGCGAGCGACTGGGCGCCTTCCATCCCGACAAAGCCCAGGCACTGGGTCAGTTGATGGCGGAAGACGGTCAGATCGTGCCCATCATCGTGCGTGCCAGTGGCCCGCGTGCTGACGCTCCCTGGACCCTGATTGCCGGCCATCACCGGCTCGAAGGCGCTCGCATGGTGGGGTTGTCGGTAATCGATGCGATCGTGGTCGAGACCAGCGCCGATGCGCTTCAAATCGAAGCGATGGAGAACGCGGCGCGCCCGTCCCGTAGCCCGCTGGAGCGCGCCAGCTTTGTCCGGGCAATAGCCGACGCTGCCGAGGCGCGGCTGAAAGGCCTGCATGGCGATTTGACGCCTGAACAGATCGCGGTTCGCGCACGCTGGGACGCCATGAAAGCCAAGGCGAATGGGGTAGAACGCGACAACGATCTTAACGATGCTGAGGCGGATCATACGCGGCTCATTTTGAGCCGCGTATATGGGTGGCGCGAAGAAGTGGCGACCGCCCTTGGCATGTCTCTCGCCTCGGTCAAGCGCGACATCGCCCTCCATCGCGCGCTGATTGCACCTTTCCCGGACCTCTGGCGCGGCCTCGCGACGCATCCGATCGTGGGTGAAAATGCCTCGGCACTGCGCGACATTGCCGCGATCGTCGATATCGACAGTCGCCGTGCGCTGATCGAGAGCCTGGTCGAAACGCCGGACATGACGCTGGCCCAGGCGATGGACGGCCTTGGCCTGACCACGCCCAAGGCTGCGGCCGCCACTGGCGCGACCAAGTTCATGAACAACACCACGTCGAACCTCGCCCGGCTGTCGGCCGGCGATCAGGCGCGGATCGCACCCGAGATCGTGAAGACGATGAAGCCCAGCGCCCTGCTGGCGCTGCGTGCCGCGCTGGATGCGCGGATCGAGGAAGAGGGAATTGGCGCATGACGAACCATCAGTTTCTGCAGTTGACGATGCGGCCGGGCCAGAACGGCCCTCGCCATTGCCTGATCGCCGTGGATGCGATCCGCGCGATCGCGCCGGGCGCGTCGGGTGAATTTTCGCAGGTCCATGTCGGCGCCGCGACGCCGATCATCGTGCGCGAAACGCCCGCGCAGATTTTGCAGCTGATGCATCAGGCGGCGGATGCGCAGGCCCGCCGGGGTGGAGCGACCCAGTGATCGGTGCCCGCCATCACACCACTTGCTCGGCCGAAGGCTGTCGCGCGCAGATCAGCCGGGGTTGGTTCTGCAAGGATCACTGGTTCACGCTTCCGCTGGAACTGCGCCAGGCGGTACTGGCGGCCTATAACGCCGCCCGCGCCGCTCATTGCCGGGCGCCGCGCGATGATCAGGAGCAGCTGAACCGGGCCTATGGCGTCGCCTTCCGCGACTGCCAGGATCATCTGCGCCGCGCGCCGCGCACCCCCGCCCAATCCATGACCACCGTGGCGATCGCGGCCGATGGCGCGCGCGTCACCTATGCCAATGGGAGGCGTCTGTGAAACTGACCGCCAAGCAGACCAAGCTGCTGGAGGCCCTCGTGCAGCGGCCAATCATCGCGCCCTGGTCTAACATTGACCTGGTAACGCTGCGGCAGCTGAAGCTGGTCGACGAAGCGATGGCCAATGGCGCCAATGGCCGGCTCCACACCAGCAAGGTCTGGACGCTGACGAACGACGGCCGCCGCTATCTCGCCGAAAGGGGCTATGAATAATGGCCGCCGATCGCCCCGATCGCCATCCGCAGGACTGGTATGTCGAGCAGACCTGGACCGTCCGCGCGCTTATGCAGATGGTCGATTTCGATCCGCAGGATTTGGTCTGGGACCCGTGCTGCGGACTGGGGACGATCCCGCGTGCTTTCGCGGGTGAAGGCTTCACCGCCCTGGGCACTGATCTGGTGGACCGCTGGCAGACCGACGCACGCCACCAGTTCATGGGGGAGCATGATTTTCTCGGCCAGCAGTTGCATATGCTAGAACAAACGGCGTCGGAGCATCTCTGCCGCCTGCACATCGTTTTCAACCCGCCTTATGGCTGCGAACCAGACATTGCGGAGCGCTGTGTTCGCCGCGCTCTGACGATCGCATCCGGCTTGGTCTGCGCGCTGCTGCCGATCCGCTGGCGCGCCAGCGAAAAGCGCTATCCGCTGTTCGCCGAGCAGCATCCGCCACGCTTCATCCTCGAATTCTGCGACCGGCCCTCGATGCCGCCGGGCGACGTCCTTGACCATCGTGATCCAGCGACCGGCAAGCTGACCGCGTGGAAGCGCGGAAAGACTGATTATGCCTGGTATGTCTGGGATACGCGGGCGCCGACCCGCGACACCATCACCCGCATCATTCCGCCCCGCACCGCCGGCCAGAAGCTGATCGACCGCGAGTTCGATTTGCGCCGCGTCGGCGTGCTTCCCAAGCTGGAGTTGGCTGCATGAACAGCAATCAGAAAACCATGATCATCGCCCTTGAAAAGGCGTTGGAAGATGCCCGCAGCGGTCGGTTGATCGCGTTCGCATTCTGCGGCGTCGGCCGGAACGAACATGCGATTTCCTATGCCTTCGACGACGAAAAGCCGGGTGAACAGATGTTCCTGCTGGGTGCGATGGAGAAGGCTCAGGGCGAGGTCCAGGCGGCCGTCACCCGCTATGACTACGAACTGGGCGACGATGGCGTAATGTTCGCCACACCGGAATGGCAGCGCGACAACGAGGCAACCGCCATGCGTTTGCTAGCCTGCCATTCGGTCGAAGCGCCGATCGATCTGGTGGCCACCTGGACCGACGAGCAGGTCAGGCTGGCCGATATCTGGGCGTGGGCCTCCTACCTGTCGGCGTCCGATCATGAGGATGTCCAGGTGCCGCCGCGCCCCGACTTCATTCCCGAAGCGCCCGACAGGTCGCACCTGCATCCGATAACGGGAGAGGTGCTGTGAGCGTCGCCGCCAGCCAGGCCGAGCGCTTCCACCGCGCTCGCACCGAATTCGAACAGGCCATGGCCCTGGGCTGCACCATCGTCGAGCTGCGCCGCCGCAAGCGCGCCCTGGCGCATCGCGCCCAGGTGCAGGTTGCCGAGCGCACTTCCGACCTCATGGCGACCCCCGCGCCCGTCCAGGCCGATGACCAGGAAGCGCCCGGCTTCTGGTGGAACAGGGACTGACCATGGACGCTTCCAACATCAAGGCGGCGGCGCCGCATCTGTCGCCCAGTCAGGTCAAGCAGCTGCTTGACTGGATGGACGTGCGCAATGGCGAGAGCGTCGTCGTTTTCCCCGACAATGGCGTCAGCCGGATCGCTCAGACCGTAGCGTGCCAGCGCCTCGGCATTCGCGTTGAGCACCCCAATCCGGGCCAGCCTCAAACTCGCTCTCTTGAGGAGCGCAATGGCTAAGACGCGCGCCTCGGTCGACCAGTTCGCCTTCACGTTCGAAGCGCCGCAGCCGGCTACCCTGCCTGCCGCGTTGGCGGGCGTGGACGCACGGGTCGCGCGCACGGTGGCCGAAGTGCTGAAACATGACGATCGCGACCGGACGGTGATCGCGGCGGAAATGACGGTGCTGCTGTCCGAGGAAGTCAGCAAGGGCATGCTGGACGCCTATGCCAGCCCGGCACGCGACGGCCACAATATTAGCTTCGCGCGCATGCTGGCCCTGATCGCGGTGACTAACCGCTTCGACCTGCTCGACCGCGAGCTTCGCGCGATCGGCGCCGCAGTCTTGGTCGGCGACGAAATCTACACGGCTGAGATCGGCCACATCGATAGCGAAATTTCCAAGCTGCAGCAGCGCCGCAAGGACCTGTCGCGGCTGCATCCAACCATCACAAGGAATCGCCGCAAATGATCGCATCGGGGGGAAGGCAGTGGTTCACGGCGGCAGAGATCGCGGACCTCGCGCTGCCGGGCATGCCGCACACAAAGCGCAAGGTGAACGAGCGCGCCGATCGGGAGAATTGGGCGCTGGCGATCGACGAAGCCGGTGTGCCCCGCGCGCGGCCGCGTAAGGGCCGTGGCGGTGGCCTGGAATATCATCTGTCGCTGCTGCCCGATGCGGCCAAGGGCGAACTGGTTAGGCGCGGCCTGGCCTTCGTGCCCGCCAATGACGAAGACGCGGTGTCGATCGCTCGGCAGGCGCACGGCTGGTCCTGGTATGATATGCAATCGGACGCGGTGAAGGCCGAGGCCACACGCCGGGCCAGCATCCTCGCCATGGTCGAGGCATTTCAGGTCACGGGCATGACGGTGACCGCCGCAGTTACCGCGACTTCGCAAAGCGAAAAGGTCGGCAGTGCGACGATCTACAACTGGCTGAGGTTGGTAAAGGGCCTGCCGCAAGGCGAACGGCTGCCTGCGCTGGCGCCACGCCGGAAAGGTGGCGGCCGGGAGGCCGAAGTCGATCCCGGCGCCTGGGACCAGCTGAAGGGCGACTATCTGCGCCCCGAGGCCCCGACCTTCAGCAGCTGCTACTGGCGCACGGTCCATCTTTATGCCGCTCCGCGCGGCATCACGCTGCCCAGCGAAAAGACCATGCTGCGCAAGCTGGAACGCGAGGTCGATCCCCGGTTCATCATCGCGAAACGCAAGGGAATGGATGCGGTCAAGGCCATGGTTCCGGCGCAGCAGCGGACCGTCGCACACCTCCATGCCATGGCCATGGTCAATATCGATGGCCACAAGTTCGACGTGTTCGTGCGCTTCCCCGATGGCAAGATCGACCGTCCGATCCTGGTCGGCATCCAGGACATTTATAGCCGGATGATGCTGGCCTGGCGCGTGGGTGATACGGAGAGCGCGTTACTGACCCGGCTGGCCTTTGCCGACCTGATGAAGCGCCACGGCATCCCCAAGCATTGCGTGATGGACAATGGCCGCGCCTTCGCATCGAAGTGGATCAGCGGCGGCCTGAAGAACCGATTCCGGTTCAAAATCCGCGAGGAAGAGCCGTTGGGGCTGCTGCCGTCGCTCGGCATCGGCGTCACCTGGACGCTGCCCTATAGTGGCCAGTCCAAGCCGATCGAACGCGCCTGGCGCGACGTGGCCGACATGATCGCGAAGGACCCGCGCTGCGCAGGCGCCTGGTCGGGCAATCATGTCGACAACAAGCCGGAAAACTATCGCGACACGGCGGTCCCGCTCGACCATTTCCTCACGATCGTCGAACAGGGCATGCTCATCCATAACGAGCGCACCGGCCGTCAGACCGAGACCACGCGCGGCGGCAGCTTTGCCGAGACCTTTGCCGAGAGCTACGCCTGTTCACCGATCGGCCGGGCCACCGAAGAGCATCTGCGGCTGGGCCTGCTGACCGGCGAACAGATCAAGGCGGATCGCAAGTCGGGCTTCGTGAAGATCGCCGACAATCGCTACTGGACGCCAGCGCTGAGCATGTATGCCGGTCAGCTGCTCACCGTTCGCTTCGATCCCGATGATCTGAGCCTGCCGGTCCATGTCTATGACAATGGCGGTCATTTCCTCTGCACTGCCGAGCGCTGGGAGGCATCGCGCTTCGACGACATGGCTTCGGCCAAGCGCACGGCCAAGTTGCGCGGCGACATGCGCAAGGCGGTTCGCAAGGCCGGCGAGATCGAGCGGCTGCTGACGGCCGAGCAGGTCGCGGCCCAGATGCGGATGGAACAGCAGGCGACGCAGGTGCCCGAGCCGGCGGTGATCCGCCCGACGCGCCATCGCGGCAGCGCCGCTCTCAAAACAGTTTCAGAGGCCGCTCCAGCGACCTCCCACGACCAGTTCATGGGCCAGCTTTCTACCGCCATCGGGCGGCTGAAGCTGGTCGATTGAAAGGGCCGTGGCGGGTGAATTCGAAGGCGCCCGCCACGACCACAATGCTTGGGTAAGCACGAGGACGCGTAACATGAACAACGTAAACGACCTAGAAGAGACCGAGGACTTCATCAAAGACCAGCGCGACTGGCTGGTCGAGCATAAGGCCACGCGCGCTCTAAGCTGGTCGCAACTGGCCAATCTGATCGGCCGGGCGGGCAGCACGCTGTCGGCCTTCTCCGCCGGCAAATATAACGGCGCGCCCTATGCCGGTGGCAATGGCGAACTGGCGAAGCTGGTCTTTCGGTTCCGGCAAACCCTGCTGCGGCAGGCGGAGCTGAAGGTCGAAGCGCCGGAAATCCCGACCTTCTTCGATACGCAGACGGCGCGTGAAGGTATGCACCTGCTGTCCTGGGCGCAGCGCGGCCGCATGACCTATTGGGTTGGCGGGCCTGGCACCGGCAAGACGAGCTTCTGCAAGGAATATGCGGCCCGCGCGAGCAACGTCTGGCACGTCGAGATCATGCGCTCGACCAAGACGATTTCGGCGCTGTGCAACCAGATCCTTGAGGTCATGAAAATCTTCGACGGCCCGACCGGCACGTCGCGCCTGTCGAGCTTCCTGATGGGCAAGTTTCGCGACACCGGCGGCCTGCTGATCCTGGACGATGCGCAGAACCTTGAGATCGACCTGATCGAGGAAGTTCGGGGCTGGTACGATAAGACGGGCGTAGGCGTGGCCTTCATCGGCAATCCGACCGTCGTGTCGCGGATGGAGGGCGGCGCCCGCGCAGCCGACTTTGCCCAGCTCTACAGCCGTATCGGTCTGCGGATGATCCGCGCCCTTCCGCTGAAGGACGACATTGAAGCGCTTGTTCACGCCTGGGGTGTGGATGACAAGCAGGTCGCGGCGTTCCTGCACACGATCGGCAGCCGGCCCGGTGGCCTGCGCAGCTGCACCAATGCACTGGAGCTGGCGACGATGTTCGCCCATGGCGAGAACAGTCGTCTAGAGATGCGCCATCTGCACGCAGCCCATTCGCAGCTTGCAACGCAGCCGGTGATGGCATGAGCGCCGCTGCACAGATCGCGGACCTCAAGGCCAAGATGGGGGTCCGCTCCGACACCGCGCTGGCTAATGCGCTGCGCATCAGCAAGGGCACCGTGTCGATGTGGAAGCGTCGCGGCCGGGTGTCGATGTATGTCCTGCGGCGCGCCGACCTGATGGCGCAGCACGGCCAGATCGCGCCGGGCGAGAGCATGGAGCGCATCGCCTCGGAGATCGCGCTGCTCAGTGAGCGGCTACATGACATGCGGATCAGCGGCGCGCGCCTGGCCGCCGATCTTGAGCAACTGGCTGCACGGGCACGCGCCCTGGGCGGTGATGCATGATCCGGCTGCTGGCCAAGGCGCGCCAGGCGCTGCTGACCGATCCGGTAACGGGGGAGCCGATCAGCCCTGCGATGGTCGTGGCCTGGACCTACATCGCGTTCGTCATGGCGATGTCCGTGCTGTTTCTCTCCCTCGGACTGGGAGCGGGCCAATGAGGGCGTCCACCATGGAGATCGCCTGCGACCTGCGCTTCCCGGCGCCGATCGCCAACATCATCAGTGATGTCGCCTATCAGATGCACCTGCACTGGTTCGACATCATCGGACCCAAGCGCTCGGCTCCATTTATAGAGGCGCGCGCGGCGGTTGTGTGGGTATCCCGCGAGCTGGTCGAGGCGAGCAACTGCATGCTCGGCCGTGCGCTGGGCGGTCGGCGCCACGGCGTGATCGAAACGGCCTACCAGAATGCGACGCTTTTCCGCGAGCGCGACCCCGCGTTCCGCCGGCTGACCGATCGCCTGATCCGTCATTATCGCGACCTACAGGAGGACTGACATGGCTTCGACCGCAAAGGCCTTCGCGGCCAGTGACAAGACGCGCAATATCCTGCTTGCCAAGGTGCATATCGCCAAGAAGCAGCTCGGCCTGGACGAGGACGCATATGAGGGCGTTCTGATGCGGGTCGCCGGCACTACCAGCGCCGGGGCCTGCACCGTTCCCCAGTTGCGCCTGGTCGTCGAGGATTTCGAGCGTCGCGGCTTCACCGCCGTCGCTAAGCGGCCCGGTACTCCCCGCCGCGCCGATCACGCGGTTGCGCGCAAGGCCCGCGTCATGTGGATCAGCCTGGCGCATCTGTGCGCCGTGCGAGAGGAGCCTGCCAAGGCGATCCGGGGCGACAAGGCGCTGGAAGCCTTCGCCTGCCGGCAGCTTGCCTGTGCCAAATTCCAGTGGGCTGACCAGAGCCAGGGCGACAAGCTGATCGAGGCGCTGAAGGCCATCGCCGAGCGCCATGGCTGGGACCAGTCGGCCAAGGGCTTTTCCGGGCGCGACATGGCCAAGGTCGACTATGTCCATGCGCTAAAGGCCCGCCTGTGCGATGCGATCCTCGCCAAGTTGAAACGCGCGGGAGTCGCAGCTGATCACTGGCTGCTTGGCGAGGCAGCCTATCGCCTGACCGGCATGGGCGCTGTCGATCGCGCCTGCTTCACCACGCAGGAGCTGGAGCAGATGGCGGCGGCGCTGGGCGCGAAGCTGCGCGCGCATGGCGGTCCCGGCGCCTTTCTGGAGATCGGCCGGTGAGCCGGCGCTTCGACGCCGCGCGCGGCGGCCATCATCATCTGGCGTGGGAATCGCAGCCGCTGATCCAGGCGACCGTGCGGCGGCGCGGTTTCACCCTCCGCGCGATCGCGGCGGCCTTCCTGGTTGGCCTGGTGCTGGGGCTGCTGCTCTGACATGCGCGGTCCCGGCTCCCTGCACAGCTCGGAGATTTTCCAGTCCCTTGCCGACGTCATCGGCATCGAGGGCGCGGAGAAACTGTGCGCGCAGCTGGGCGGCGCCAACATGTATGTGCCCGCCACGATCGGCGCGCATCATCCGATTTCCGTCGCTATCGGCGCCGAACTGGCCGCGAAGATCGCGGAGCATTTCCATCGGACCCGGATTGCTATACCCAAGGGCCTGTCGCGCCGTCAGCGCGTGCTGGAATTTCGCCGCACGACCGATATGACGGTGCAGGAGATCGCCCTAGCCTGCGACTATACAGAGGCTGGCGTCTATAAAATTCTGGCCGAGGATCGCGGCGGCCAGCTCGATCTGTTCAACACCCGCATCCGCTAGGCCCTTCTACTCAACCAGTTGAGGTCAGCGATCCCGCGACCTCGGGCCATAGCTTCCCCATGAACGGGGAAAATTCAGACATCGTCGTCGAAGGCTGGACGCCACGCTATGCGGCGGCGTCGGCAAAGCTGCGCAAGACGGAAGGGCTGCTTTCCGACGATCCGCTCGATCGCGGCGGCACGACGAAATATGGCATTTCGCTGCGCTTCCTGGTCGCCGAGGGCAAGATCGACCTGGACGGCGACGGCCGTGCCGATTTCGACCTGGACATGGATGGCGACATCGATGGCGTCGACGTCCGAAAGCTCACCTGGGGCGATGCCAAATTCCTGTATCTGCGTTGCTTCTGGCTCCGCCTCGATGCGGACAGCTTCGCGCGTCCGGTCGGCGAAATGCTGTTCGACCAGGCCGTCAATGGCGGTCTGAGTGCCGCCAAGAAGATGCTGCAGCGGGCCGTCAATGCGTGCCTGGTCCAGTATAAGGTCGACCTGCCGCAGCTAAACGTTGACGGCGACCTTGGCGACAAGAGCCGCGCCGCGCTGGATGCCGTGGTTCGCGTTCCGGCCGCGCGCATGCCGGCGATCATCATGGCCTACCGAGAAGTCGTGAAGGCCCGGTACCGCGCGATCGCCGCCGCCGATCCCTCGCAAAAGCGCTTCCTCAACGGCTGGTTGAACCGCGCCGACGAGCTGGGCCGCGACTGATGGCCTGGCTAACCTCCTTCCTGGCCGGGGCTGGCCTGTCCGAGCGGCGCGCGCGCCAGTTGGCGATCGGGCTGGTCCTGGTCCTGCTAATCCTCGGCCTGTGGGTCGCCAAGCTGCTCTACGACCGGCGCGTGATCGCCGCCCATGACGCGGGCAGCGCCGCCGTCCAGGCGCGGGCCGATCGCGCGGCCGATGCCGCCGCCGCCGCCACCCGACGCACCGATGATGCCCGGCTGAAGGCCGAGGCCGACGCCCTCCAAAAGGTCACCGACAATGCGATCAAATCTGACATCGGCGCTGCTCGCCGTGCTTATTATGACTGCGCCCGCCTGCAGCAGCAGGCCCGCAGCGCCGGCCGTCTCGCACCCGCCTGTTGATGACCTTACCTGTCAGGCCGAGCCGGCGGCGCCCCAGCTGGCTGTGACGCCGGGCACCGATATCGACTGGACTGCCTTTGACCAGGCCGCGCTGGACTTCGACCGCGCAGCGGTGATCGCCGGGCGCAGCTGCCGCGATGCGCTGGCCCGCGTCTGCGCCTGGCACAAGGCGCGCGGGCAGAAGGTCGCCTGCGACTGATGTTCGGCGAGAGCAACACCGATCCCACGCTGGAAGCGCGCATCGCCGACCTGGAGGCGAAGCTTGCCGCGCTGACCAGTGCGCAGGGCGCCGACGTGCAGTCGCTGATCGCCCAGATCGCGGCGCTTTCGGGCGAACGATCGCTGGGCGATGCTGCCGCGCAGGACAGCGTTACGGCCGAGCGCGGCGGGCGCGAGGCGTGGGACCAGGACATCAATGATCGGGTGGGCGACATCGCCACCCGCATGGCGCAGGGCGACCTGCTCAACACCGAGATGCTGGTCGTTCGTGTCCAGCAGGCCGAGAATGCGCGCGACATTACGCTGGAGGCGCGTGACCAGGCGGAATCGCTGGTGGCCACCGCGATGCTGGGCGATCCCTATCCGACTGTCGAAGCCGGGCTGGCTGATACGGCGGTGGGCGATGAGTTTGTCGCCTACGGTCCACCCCCTGCGTATGGAACCCGCTATCGCCATGCGGCAGGCGATGTCGCGCAGGAGATCGCTGCCTATCCCAGCGTCATCCAATATGAGGCTGCGATGGGCGAGGTCGACGCGACCGCGACCAGGCTGGCCGAGCAACGCGCCCAGATCGCCGCCGTCACCACTTTCCCGATCATCTGGATCGGCGCGCGCCGGGTCGAGATCACGGCCGCCAGCTTCGACCTCAATTCGGTCCAGGCCAAGTGGATGGACACGGGGCTGCCCTATTTCTTTGGCGGCTCGCCCGATGGCGAGACGATCTTTCCCGACACCGTCTACATGGGACGGCCGTTCCGCGTCCTCAAGGTCAGCCTAGACCTGGTGCTGATTGCCGGGAAGTTCCTCGACACCGGCGCCGAATATCCCTCTCGCCTGCCTGTGACGACGTTCATGGGGCGGCCCTTCGAAGCGGATTTCATCGGGTTCGATCTGGTCCCCAAACGGGGCAAGTTCCTCGATACCGGCGCCGACTATCCCGGCCGCCTACCCGAAACCGTCTTCCAGGGCAGGCCCTTTGACCCGCAGCTGATCAGCTTCGATTTCGTCCCGTATAAGGGGACGTTCCTGGACAATGCGGAGTCCTACCCGGAGAACGGCGGCGGCGGCGACGTCGAGGTTTTCCTCTGGCCCGAGATGGAGGTCAAATTCTCGGCAGGGCGGATCGACGTCTATCGCCGCCAATATGGCAATGTTTACACGCGCCACACCATCGTTCTGACCGACCGGCCAGACCTGAATTCCAGCGTCTGGCACACCCGTGAAATCTGGGATGTCACCCGGTCCCAAGCGGGCGCCTATACGCAGGTCATGCGCATCTTCCGGCCCGGCGAGGTCGAACTGGCGATCTATTTCCAGAACCCCGATCGAGCCAACGCGATCGGCGGTGACGCGCATGGCAATGAGGAGATGGTCAGCTTTGCCGCGATGGTCGACGGCGTGATCGTCGATCATGCGGTCGCCGGGACATATAGCTGCTCGCAGTTCGAGATGTTTCAGCGCTCGACCGGCTTTCTGCCAGGGACCGCGAATGCCTACGTCCCCAAGGGACCGGCGATATTCGACATCTACAAGCGCTGGTACTTCACGCCCGGCGCCGACATGCGCCTCGACAATTACCTCGTCCCCCTACTGGCCGGATATCAGTGCAAGGTGGGCTATCCGACGATGGCGCCGATGGAACGGGTCAGCGCCATCGACAATGTAACCGTGATTGCTTCGGCAGCCAGGCGAGCGCCCAAGTTCCTGCCCGAGAGCGTGGCGCTAGGCGATCCCGAGATCCTCGACCTATCCGACAACATCAAGGTCTATGGCGCGCGATATTCCACCGAGGTGAAGGTGTTGGAGGGCTGGGACAATCCTGACCGCCAGATGCGCGTCAAGCTCGACGATGCCGACTACGCAAAAATCTACGTCAACGCCTGGCGCAACAAGGTCACCGTTATCGGTGAGCCTTGGATTTGCAGCGCCATCATTACCGTGCGCATTTCCGAAGGAGCCACTGCATGACCACCCAAATCCTGCCGCAGGTTCTCGGCGGCACCCCCATCTTTACCTACGAGGAATTGATCGCCGCGGGCGTGCCCGTGCCGGAATTCATCGAGCCGGACCTTTTTGAGGATTATTGCTTCGACCTGGACGTCGCGACGTCCTTCCGATCGCGGATCAATGCTCGCAAGCTCAACGTCACCGGCAAGGCGCTGACGCTGGTCAAGGATGATGTTCAGGGCAAATATCTGTCGATCGGGCTTGGGCATAACGGCATCCCGACCAATCTGGAGGACGCGATCGGCGTGTCCTGGGGCGGCATCTTCCAGTGGAACAACGGTCCGGCGGGCGCCTTCCAAATGTTCGGCGGTAGCGGTGACGAAAGCTCGGCCCAGGGCGGCGAGGTTCTTTTTAAGCGGGACTCCGGCTCGCTGACGCTTGCCGTTCGCTCAAGCGTCGCCATCAACGTTCAGTTCACCGCGTCGGAAATCACGGCGATGGGGATCGTGGACGGCTCCTGGTTTCTCCCCGTCGTCACCAGCAAATGGGTCGATCAGGACGCCGGCACCAGCCAGCATAACCTCTACATTGCGACCGAAGCGGGCGTGTTTCCGAGATCGGGTGTCGGCATCAAGACCCCAGCAACGCCGGCCCGCAATTTCGCGATCGGCAACCCAGGGCTGGAAACCGCCCATTATGACGATATCGCGATCAATTGCGCCCGCTTCTTCACGGCCGAACGCACCATGAGCCAGGACGAGATTGCGGACTTATATCCGCGTGCGAAAATCGTCGCCGAGCGTCGCGGGATCCCGCTGGTATGATGACCCTGACCCGCCCCTTTTCGCAGCTGTCCGGCGGTGCGATCGGCCTGTGCGTCGCGTCGATCGCTGCCGCCGCATCGCCGGCAGCGCCGCCCAGCTATGGCCCGGCGCTGATCATCGTGCTGGGCTATGAGCTGCAGCTGCTGCCCGCGCTGCTGGGCACGCTGGGCGTGATCGCCACGCGCTGGTTCGCGCCGATCGCGGCGGTCGAAACGCGGATGAGCGACGCGGGCCGGCACGCCCTGACCGCCGTGATGGTCCTGCTGATGCTTGCCCTGGTCCTGTCGGGCGAGCGCCGTCCGCTGGTGGTCGTGGGCGTGGCCGGCGGACTTGGCTATTCGGGCGTCGCCCTTTTCGAACTGCTGGCGGCCGGCGTCATGCGCGCTGCCAGCGCCGCGATCGAGATCGTCTCGCGCGGCGCCACCTCCTTCTTCAATGACAAGGGCGACAAATGACCATCGACCTCGGTTCAATTGTGGCGATCTGCCTGCTTGTCGCGCTCGTCATTCTGGGCTTCCGCGCCAACCGTGCACCGGGCAATGATCGCTCGCTGGTGAAGGCGCATGCGCGCCTGAATAGCCGGGTAGCCGTGCTTGAAGCGGGGATAAAATCGTGCGCGACAGCTGCCGACGTGGCGACGCTATCGGGCAAGATCGACAGCCTGGAGGAGCATGCGGCCAGCTCCGGCGACATCAACGCCCTAGAGGGCAAGGTCAACGTCCTTCAGGCCGAAACCGCCGCCACGCGCCAGTCCGCCGAACTGACCCGGCAGGGCGTCGCGCGCCTGGAGTATTTCTTCATCCAGAAGGGGATCGAACGGTGAGCCAGAGCTACGCCGAATATATGAGCGAGCATGTGCGCCTGGCGGTGCTTCGCCTGCTTGCAGACCAGCCGACCTATTCGGCCAATGACAGCGTGCTGACGACGGCCGTGGCGGCGCTGGGCCTGTCCTGCACCCGCGATCAGATGCGTGCGCATCTGGCCTGGCTGGGCGAGATCGGCATGGTGACGTTGCTGTCGCCGCTGGCCGGTGTGACTGTCGCGACGCTGACCGAGCGCGGCGGCGATGTCGCCCAGGGCCGATCAATTGTGCCCGGCATCCTGCGCCCCAGTCCCAAAGGGTAAGCCATGCCGCGCAAGCGCGAGACTCCCAGTTCGATCGACCGTCTGCTCCCCACCGTTCAGGAGCTGATTGGCCGGCTGCGCCGTGAAGGGCGCACGATCGATGAAATCCGCTCCAAGTTGATGGAGTTGGACGTCGACGTGTCGCGCTCGGCGCTGGGCCGTCATGTCAAGAACCTGGCCGACGTCCAGCGCCGCATGCGCGATTCCCGTGAGATCGCCAATGCCCTGGTCAGCCAGTTCGGCGATCAGCCCGACAACAAGCTGGCCCAGGCGAACATCGAGCTGATGCATAGCGTCGTGATGCAGACCCTGACCCATGTTGAGGAGGATGAAGACGGCAACATCAAGCCGATGATCCTCGATCCTAAAGAAGCGATGTTCCTGGCCAGCGCGCTGTCCTCGCTGTCGAGCGCGGCCAAATCCACCGATGACCGGCTGGAGAAGGCGGAAAAGCGGGCTGCGGCCAGGGCCACCGCTGAAGCGGCCGAGAAGGCGGTCAGCGCGGCGCGGGCGCAGGGCCTGTCGGCCAATGGTGTCGCCGCGATCAAATTTGCGGTGCTGGGCGCATGAAGCTCCCACCCGAGGAAATCGCCCGCCGCGAGCGTGCAGCCGATCGCGCGGCGGCAGAGGCCGCGATCGTTCGCCTGCCCAAAGGCGATCTGCTGCTCGGCTACCAGGCCAGCACCATCAACGAGCTTTACAGCGGCGTATCGCTGCTGGTGATCGAGAAGAGCCGGCGTATCGGCCTTACCTGGGGCCTTGCCTCCTATGCCACGCTGCGCGCCGCTGCCTCCATGGCAGCTGGCGGCCAGAACGTCTGGTACATGGGCTATGATAAGGACATGACCCTGGAGTTTATCGAAGTCTGCGCCATGTGGGCGCGGGCCTTTGATTGCGCGGTCGACGAAATGGGCGAGATCATCTTGGATGATGGCCCGAACGAAGGCATCAAGGCCTTCTCCATCCGTTTCGCCAGTGGCTTCCGCATTACGGCCCTGGCCAGCGTGCCGCGTGCCCTGCGCGGTAAGCAGGGCATCGTCATTATCGACGAAGCGGCCTTCCACAAGAATGTGGATGAAGTGCTGAAATCGGCCATGGCGCTGCTGATCTGGGGCGGCCAGGTCATCGTCGTATCCACCCATGACGGCATCGGCAATCCGTTCAACAAGCTGATAGGCGACATTCGTGGCGGCGCCAGGCGCGGCAAGGTGGTCACCATCACCTTTGCCCAGGCCATGGCCGACGGCCTGTATGAGCGTGTCTCGCTAGTGGCCCAGACCAAGGGCAGCGAGATCGAGCCGAAGGTCGAGTGGGAAGCCAATATCCGCGCGTCCTACGGCGACGATGCCGGGGAAGAGCTGGACTGCATTCCCAAGGTTGGCTCGGGATCGCTCATCTCGATCGAGGACATCATCCGCGCCGAACATGCCGAAGCCGGCGATCCTGCATTCTATATGGGCGGTCTCTATGGTCTGGGCCGCGACGTCGCACGTCGCCGCGATGGTCAAATCCAGTGGGGCGGTGAGCTGGTGGGGGACGTCGCGTGGGTGCGCGACGTTTATGATGAGGTCGGCCAGACCTTCGCCCACCAGGACGCATGGTTTAATGCACGCTTCCACGACAGGCGCATGCTGCGGGCGTGCATCGACCAGACCGGCATGGGCGAGAAGGTGGTCGAGGACCTCCAGGCGCTGCATGGCAGCTATCGGGTCGAGGGCGTGTTGCTGACCGGTCCCAACCGGCTCGATCTGGCGCTCGGCCTGGCATCTGCCTTCCAGCTCGGCCGCATCCGCATCCCGGCCGGCGACCCCAGGCTGCGCGCCGACCTCATGGCGATCAAGAAGGTCGGTAGCGAGGAGTCCGGCTCGGTTCGCATCGTGAACGACGGGACGATCCACGCTGACCGCTTTTGGGCCGCCTCGCTCATGTGGCGGGCGCTGGGCGTCGAAGCGCAGATGATCGCCTATCGCTCGGTCGCAAAGCCCAGCTGGGACGGCGCGCACGGCATCACCGACGATACCCTGCGCGGCCTGGCCGAGCGCGCGCGCTCGGATGCCCGTGGCCGTTTCGGTCGCAATGCCTGGTAAGTTTCGGAGACAATCGCATGGCCAATGACATCATTCCCTTCCAGGCCGGGACACCTCCAGCGCTGATCGACGTGCGGGGCCGCCCACTGCGCCAGGCCGTGGAGAAGCTGACCGGCGAAATCGCCGGCCCTACGGTCTCTGGCGTTCGCAATATCTGGTCGAACCATCCCGCCCAGGGATTGAACCCGGCGCGTCTGGGCCAGATTTTGCGGGCGGCCGAGGAAGGCGACGAGATCGCCTACTTCGAGCTGGCCGAGGAGATGGAGGAGAAATATCCCCATTATAACGGCCTGCTCGGCGTCAGGAAGCGCGCGGTAGCGCAGCTGCCCATTCGTGTCGAAGCTGCCGGCGAAAGCGAGGAGGAGCAGGGCGACGCTGCGATCCTGCGCGACTGGATCAAACGACCGACGCTGCAGAGCGAGCTGATCGAGATCCTCGACGCCCTGGGCAAAGGGCGAAGCGCGACAGAGATCATTTGGGAGACGCAAGACGTCTGGCTGCCGGCGAAGCTCAAGCGGCGCGATCCCCGCTTCTTCGAGTATGATCGGGTGACCGGTGAGCAGCTGCTGCTGCGCGGTGGCGAGGACGGCGCCAGCGGCCTATCTTCGCCGTTGCCCTCCTACAAGTTCATCGTCCACGAATTTTCCGGCAAGTCGGGCACGCCAATCCGGGGCGGCCTCGCGCGCACCGTGGCCTGGTATTATCTCTTCGCCAACTTCACGCTGAAGGACTGGATGACCTTCCTGGAGGTCTATGGTCTGCCGCTGCGTGTCGGCAAATATCAGAACGGGACCAGCGAGGACGATATACGTTTGCTGGCCCAGGCGGTGGCGCAGGTCGGATCGGATGCCGGCTGCGTCATCCCGCAGTCGATGATGATGGAGTTCGTCACCAGCTCGGGCGGCGCGGCCAATCCCGACATGTTCAAGACGATGCTGACCTATGTCGATGATGCGGTCAGCAAGGTCGTTCTGGGCCAGACCAGCAGCTCCGACGCGAAGCCGGGTGGCCTGGGATCGGGCCAGGCCAACCTGCATGGCGATGTTCGCGACGATATCGCCGACGCTGATGCGGTCGAGCTTAGCGCGACACTGACCCGCGACCTCGCTGTCCCGATCGTCCTGTTCAACCGGGGGCCACGCCGTCGCTATCCCCAGATCATTGTCGGCCGGCCCGATGCTGTTGACGTGAAGGAGTTTCTGGACGCGGCCGAACGGGGCGTGCGGCTAGGCGTTCCAATCGCCGTTTCGACCTGGCGCGAACGGACGGGGATATCGGAACCGAAGCCCGGCGAACCTCTTCTTGCCGCGCCTGCCCAAAATCAGCCCGCTCAGCCTTCTGAGGGGGCGTTTGGCCCTGAGGGACATGAAAAGCTGCCGGGCGACCTTTCAGACCCTTTTAAGGGGCGCTTAGAGGGCGATCGAAGCCGGCAGGTCGCAGCCGCTGCACAAGATCGGGCGCCGGATGCAATCGACGCCCTCGTCGAAGAGGCGCTAGGTGACTGGCAGGGCCTGGTCGATCCCCTGCTCGGGTCGTTCGAGGAACTGATCGCCGGCGCCAATTCGATGGAGGAAGTGCGCGAGCTAATAGCCATCCGTGCCGGCGATGCGATTGCCGCCATGGATGTCACGGCGATCGCCGAGCTGGGCGCTCGCGCAGGCTTTGCCGGCAAGATGGCGGGCCTGATCGAGAAGCCGGGCCGATGATCCGTTTTCATAGCTCTCCCACCACGACCATTGACCGGCAGACGGTCGTCGCGCGCAACTGGCGGCTGATCTTCGGCCGCATCACGCTGACCCTCACATGCAAAACGTCTGAGGGAGCGCAAATCGATCGCGACCTCATCAGGTGGAGCGCCCTTCGCGCCGAAGCCGTCGCCGCGAGCGATGCTGAGACGGTGGAATTTGCCCTTGACGATCTTTGGGCGGCTGGCGGCACCTGGACGACGGCCGAGGCGCTCATGCGCAGGATTATCGACGGCAGTTACAGGCCGAGCTGGTGAGCGGGCCAGAAGAGCTGCCCCTGGCCGGCGTCGCGCCCGAGGAGGCGATCGCCTTCTTCCGCCGCAAAGGCTTTCGCATCGGCTTCAACTGGCAGGACGTATTCAAGGCCGAGCATGCCCGCTGGTTCACGGTGGCCAAGGCAATGTCGCGCGATCTGCTGGAGGATATCCGCGAAGCGGTTGATAAGGCGATCAGCGAGGGGACCACGCTCGACACCTTCAAGAAAGAGCTGCGACCCAAGCTGGAAGCGAAGGGTTGGTGGGGCAAGAAGATCATGCTCGATCCGGCGACCGGTCAGCATGAGCTGGTGCAGCTCGGCAGTCCGCGCCGGCTCAAGACGATCTTCGACACCAATATCCGCACTGCCTATCAGGCGGGCAAATGGGAACGCATCCAGCGGACAAAGGCGGCCTTCCCGTTCCTGGAATATAGCAGCGTCATGGACGGACGCGAGCGCCAGGAGCATCATGACTGGGACGGGATCATCCTGCCGGTCGATCATCCCTGGTGGAAAACTCATTATGGCCCATGTGATTGGAACTGCCGCTGCAGCGCGATTCCCCGGTCGCAGCGCATGCTCGATCGGATGGGCAAGACGGTCAGCCAGGTGCCACCCGCCAACGATCTTTATCCGTGGACGAACAGTCGCACCGGTGAAACCGGGATGCTTGAAAAGGGCATCGGCAAGGGCTGGGACTATAATGTCGGCGAAGAATATCTGCGCGGCCTGGCGCCCAGCCCGCTGCCCGAAAGCTTCGACGGAACCGACGAGGTCGGCGCGGCGGCCGAACTGAGCGGCGCGCAGCGCGTCCTGGTGGATCGCTTCCTCAAGTTATTCGGCGTACCGCCCGGTGGCGAGGCGATCTGGACCGACAAGGATGGCTGGCCGCTGTCGATCGGCCGGGGCTGGTTCATCGGCGATGGCGGCGCCGTGCGCTTGCCGCGCGGTGCTGCAGGCGTGGCGATCGACCGGATCGGCGCCGCCATCGTCCAGCCCGATGATATCGGCTGGGCTTGGGTGCGCGGAGCAGACGGTCGCGCGTTGTTGATGCGGCGGTATGATCGGGTTGCAAACGGCATGCGCACCCGTGTCGATGTCGGCCGCGACGGCTGGCGATGGGAAACAAAACCGGCCCAAACTTAGAGGGCTGGCGCGAGCCGTCCGAAGCTGCAATGAACGGTGCATCCCAAAGGGCCGCGCCGCCTCAACTTGTTGAGGTCATCGAACCGCTGGCACCGTGCGATCAGCATCGGCATGAAGCGGGGCAATCAACAGCATCAGATCGTAGCAGCGGCAGCCATGGAAGTGGCGATCGTGGATGGCGCACCGGCGCGCCGCGTAAAGCTGCTGCCGATCGGCACGATCGAAATGCGCGACGGCCGTGGCCCCTTCCTCATCCGAGATCGTGCCCATGCGGAGCAGGTCGTGGCCGCCACCCGCAAATGGCTCGGCAGCGCAGACTTCAACTGGGACTATAATCACCAAATCCTGGTCGCCGGTTCCGACGCCGAAGCGTCCGGCTGGACCAAGCAGGCTGACCTGTCGGTCGATGACGATGGCATCTACGCCGAGGTCGACTGGACAGAAGAGGCTGCAGCCAAAATCACTGCGAAGAAGTGGCGCTATATCAGCCCGCTCTTTGTAGCCGCGCGCGGGACCGGCGAAGTCCTGCACCTCAAGAATTCGGCCTTGGTGAACGTCGGGGCCATTGACCTGCCAGCGGTGATCGCCGCCGGCCTTTCCGGAGAAGAAGACGATATGAGCTTTGCTCTCATCGCGGCGGCGCTCGGCCTTGCGGCCACCGCCACAGAACAGGAGTGCGTGGCGGCTGCCGCGTCCCTGAAGGCGAAGGCGGACAATGCGCCATCGACCAGTTCCATCGCGATCGCGGCGGGTCTGGCGGATAGCGCCGGTGTCGAGGAAATCGCCGCGTCCGTCACGGCGCTCAAGGCCGGCCAGGCCGACCCCGCCAAGTTCGTGCCGGTCGAACAGGTCGCGGCGGTCAACAACCGCCTGGCGACGCTGGAAGGCGAACGGGCCGAACGCGAAGTCGCCGCCGCCATACAGGGCGGCAAGCTGGTCCCCGCGCTCAAGGACTGGGGCCTCAACCTCTTCAAGACCAACGAACAGGGCTGGCGCGACTTTGTCGGTTCGGCCCCCGTCGTGGTCGCTGCCGGCGCGGAGCTGGGCAAGGACCCGGCACCTGGCTCCGGCGATGCTGAGAAGCTGGACGCTGACGAAATCGCGGCCTGCGCCCTGATGGGCGTCAGCGAGGAAGTCTTCCTCGCTGAGAAGAAGCTGCAGAAGGGAGCCGCCGCATGACCGCTATCAGCACCCCGCGCGCGAAGACGCGTCGTCGGGACGGTGTCCAGTTCAGCCGCAAGATGGCCGCCACCAAAATACTGGCCGGCACCATCGTGATGCTGAACGCCACCGGCTTCGCCACGGGCGGCGCCACCGCGACCGGCCAGGTTGCCGATGGCGTCGCCATGAACACGGTCGACAACAGCGGCGGCGCTGCCGGCGATCAGTCGGTGCGCGTCGAAAAGGGCGTGTTCCCTTTCGAGAACAGCGCATCGGCCGACGCCATCACCATCGCCGAGATCGGGGACGATTGTTACATCGTCGACAACCAGACGGTCGCCAAGACCGATGGGGGCGGCACCCGATCCAAGGCCGGCAAAATCGTCGACGTGGACGCCGATGGCGTCTGGGTCGCCTTCGCCTGATCCCAGCAAGGAACCGCACAACATGGAAATCAATACCGGCAATCTGCGCACGCTCGGGACCGGCTTTTCCGCCGCCTTCCGGGGGGGCCTCGGCATGGCGCCGCCGCAGCATCTCGAAATCGCCAGCGTGGTACCATCGTCCACCGGCAAGAATGAATATGGCTGGCTCAACCAGGTGCGTGGCATGCGCGAATGGCTGGGCGACCGTGTTCTGAACCAGATCACCCAGTCCGACTACACGATCAAGAACAAGGATTGGGAAGACACGATCGAGGTCGAGCGCAACGACATCGAGGACGATAATCTCGGCCAATACGGCATGCTGTTCACCGAGATGGGCCGCGCTGCGGCTGCGCATCCTTGCGAGCTGGTGTTCGCGCTGATGAAGGCCGGCTTCTCCACGCCCTGCTATGACGGCCAATATTATTTCGACACCGACCATCCGGTGCTGGATGAGAAAGGCGCTGTCACCTCTGTCGCCAATACCGATGGCGGTGTCGGCGCGCCCTGGTTCCTGATCGATGTCAGCCGTGTGCTGAAGCCGATCATCTTCCAGGAGCGCAAGAAGGTCCAGTTCATCACCAAGGACAATCCGAACGACGAAAACGTCTTCTGGCGCAAGAAGTTCGTCTACGGTGCTGATGCGCGCTACAATGTCGGCTTCGGCTTCTGGCAATTCGCCTGGGGCAGCAAGCAGCCGCTGACCGCCGCCAATTATGCCGCTGCCCGCGCTGCGCTGATGGGCATGAAGGGCGACTATGGCCGTCCGCTCGGCTTGCTGACAGGCGCAAAGCCCCTGCTGCTGTGCGCGCCGTCGCTCGAAAGTGCAGCGCTCAAGATCGTGAACAACGAGCTTGGCGCCGACGGCGAAACCAACGAATGGAAGGACACGGCGCGGGTACTCCCCTCGGCGTGGCTCGCCTGATGAGGGGCGCGCTCCTCCTCACCGCCGCCCGCACGCCCTATCGGCGTGCCGGCTTGTCCTTCCCGGTCGGTGCGCCGCTGACCATCGCCATTCTGGCGCTTGGCGTCACGCAGCTGCGGCAGTTGCTGGCAGACCCTGCGATCACCGTAATGGTCGGCCAGGACAATGGGCAGTTCCTGACCGTTCCGGAGCTGACGGCCGACGTCACGGACGAATTGCTCCAGGCGTTCATCGACGATGCGCCTGCTGTCGAGCTGGAAGCGGTCGCCCAGGCGCCCATCGATCCGACAGAGGATATTGCCGGGCTGCGGCAGATGCTCGACCAGCGATCCGCCGCGCTCGGCGTCGCCAACGACCAGTTGCTTGCGGCCCAGGATGAGGTTCGCGGCCTCGCCGCCGATCTGGCGAGCGTGCGGGCCGATCTGGACGGCGCCAAAGGCCAGATCGCGGCGCTGCAAGCGGCGAACCAGCAGCTTAGCGACGAACTGGTGAAGGCCGAGGCCGGCGCCAGCGATCGCCAGGCACAGATCGCCGAGCTTCAGGCTGCGCTCGACAAGGCGAAGAAGCCGGCCCCCAAGGCCAAGGCCGCCGACGAATAGGTCCCTCCGATTGTCTGCGCCCACCTCTCCAGCGCGGGCTTTCATGGACCTTTTACCGCCTGCCGCCCCGCTCACCGGGCGGCAGGCCCAACCGGGACGGGGCTGCTGCCCTGTGACCCCGTCCCGGACCATTTCATCGCAGGAGCCTGTAGACCGCCATGTTCGCCACCGCCGAAGATATGAAAGCGCGCTATGGCGAAGATGAGTTGGTGCAGCTCACTGACCAGGACGGCTGGAACGCGCAGGCGATCGCCGCGATCAACGTCAAGCTGCAGACGGCCTCCGCGATCGCGGAAGGCTATGTCGCCAAATATTATGCGCCGGCCCCCGGCCGCGCTTTGCCGCCGCTGCTGACCGAACTGGTCTGCGAGATCGCCTATTCCAAGCTGCACAAGTCGCCGCCCGAGGCGATCGAGAAGCGCGAGGCCCGCGCGCTCGATCAGCTCAAGGATATTTCCAAGGGCCTGATCAAGATCGACCAGGGCAAACAGGATATCCCGGCGCGCGCCGGTGCCGTCATCGTCCCCGATCGCCAGCGGACCTTCAGCCGCGATTCCCTGGGGGACTTCTGATGGCCGGCGCGGGCATGTCCCTGACGATCGACGGCCTGGTCGAGGTCGAGCGCGATCTGTCGCTGCTGCTCGGCCGCCTGGGCGACCTCACGCCGCTGATGGATATCCTCGGCATGGAGATCGAGGTCGACATCGAGGAGAATTTCGAGGGCGAGCATACGCCCGCCGGCCTGCCCTGGGACAAGTCGCAGCGCGCGATCGCGACCGGCGGCAAGACGCTGACCGACAGCCGCCGCCTGCGCGGGTCGATGACCCATGTCGCCAGCCGCACCAAGGTCGAGGCCGGCACCAACGTAGTTTATGCGCGCCGTCATAATGATGGCTGGTCGGGCACCGAGCAGATCGCCAGCCACAAGCGCATCATGCGCGAAGTGTTCGGCGTGAAGCTTGCCGAGCCGATCACGGTCACCGTCAAAGCGCATAGCCGCAAGGCCAGCACGCCGCAGCGCCAGTTCATCGGCCTGTCCTCGGACGGGATGGAGGGCATTCGCGGTCATGTCGCCGACTATCTGGGGGCCGAGCTATGATCGATATCCAGCTTCCATGGTTCTGGCTCTACATCGGCATCGACCATCAGGCACGCTGGGTGCGCTGCGCGGCAGCGGCCTATGCCTTCGACTTCCTGCTCCTTCCCGATCGCGCCTTAACCCGTCCGGGCGAAATGACCCGCTGCGCCTGGCGGATCAGCTTCGGCGCCTATTTCCTGCCGTGGCTGTCTTGGACCGGTGGGATGCGTGGCGTGGACTCCTCGGCATGGACCGGTCGCCCGCACGGCGAATGGCGGTTCTGGAGGGGCGCATGATCACCGCGATCGAACTGGCCGTGCTGGAACGGCTCAAGGCGATGGAAGGTCCGCTCGGCTTCGCCTGGCGCCGGCTCGACACGCTGCCCGACGACTGGGAATCCTATCTGGACGCCAAGGGCGGCGAGATCAAAGGCCCGGCCGCCTGGATCGGCTTCACCGGCTGGAGCGATCCGGAGTCCTGGGGTGATGGCGTCATCGCCGTCACCGGCAGCTTCGGCCTGGTCGTCGTCAACAGCAGCGCCCGGCCGGATGAGGCGATGAACCGCCATGGCGGTAAGGACGTGGCCAAGGAACCGGGCAGCTATCGCCTGGCGCTGGGCGCGGCGGCCGTCCTTGATCGGCAGATGCTGGGCCTCGACCTCGTCGCGCCGATCGCCGTGGGCGACTGCCAGCCATTGAAGCGCAGCAAGGCGATGCGCGACCTCAAGCTGTCGGGCCATGCGATGATGCTGGCCTGCCGCTTTCCGATCCAGATCGCAGGCGACGACACGGTCGACGAGCTGGAAGCGCTGCACGCCAATTGGGACTTCCCGTCCTTCAATACGCCGTTCGTCGTCGATGCCGATCCGGTCGCACCGGGCGTCCAGCTGCCCGACGATCCCCACGCAGACGCCACCGATCATATCGCCCTTCAGGAGACCGACCCGTCATGACCGCTGCCCTTCGCTATTTCCGCCCCAAGGCGGGCCTTCAGGTCCGCGATCCCGATGAGGGCGGCACCCCGTTGCCGGCGCACGGCAAGGGCCTGACCTGGTCTGCCTATTGGCAGCGCCGCCTGGACGCGGCCGACATCGAACCGACCGACGAAAAGAGCGTGGCCGCAGGCGAGAAGAAGGCTGCCGGCACGCCCAAGGATGGAGACGCCTGATGGCCAGCATCGCCTTTGACGCCATTTCCTCAAGCCAGCGCGTCCCCGGATCGCAGGTCGAGATCAGCAATGTCCGCGCCCGCCAGGGCCTGCCGCCGGCACAGCAGAAAATCCTGCTGATCGGCCAGTGCATCGGCGCCGCCAGTGCATCCGCGCCGGTGCGCATGACCCGCCCCGAGCATGGCGCGACGCTGGCCGGGCGCGGATCGATCCTGGCGGCGATGGTCGCCGCAGCGCTGGCTGCCAGCACGCAGGTCGAACTGTGGGCCATGCCGATCGCCGACAATGCCGCCGGTGTCGCCGCCACCGGCACGATCACGCTGACCGGCCCATCCACCGCTGCCGGCACGCTGGCGCTGATGATCGCGGGCGTTCGCATCCCGGTGGGCGTCGCCAGTGGCGCATCGGCCACCACGATCGCGACCGCGATCGCCGCCGCCGTCAACGCGCTGCCCGACCTGCCGGTCACCGCATCGGCCGCTGCCGCCGTCGTGACGCTTACCTGCCGGCACAAGGGCACGGCCGGCAATGATATTGACGTGCGGACCAATTATTTCGACGGGGAATCCCTGCCGGCCGGCATCGGCGTCACCATAGTCGGCCTGGCCGGCGGCGCGACCAACCCCGACCTGACCAGCCTGCTCGCCGGCCTGGGCGACGCCTGGTACCAGACCATTGTCGTCGGCATGAACGACGCGGCCAATATGTCGGTGATCGACACCGACCTGGAGGATCGCTGGGGGCCGGTGCGCCAGATCGAGGGCCGCGCTTACTTCGGCATGTCGGGCAGCTTCTCGACCCTTTCGACCTTCGGCGCGACCCGTAACGGCAAGCATGCGACCATCATCGGCGGCTATCGCATCCCGTCGCCGCCCTGGGCTGTCGCCGCCGCCTTCGCCGCGATCGCCGCCTACCAGCTGCAGATCGACCCCGCCCGGCCGCTGACCGCGCTGACCGTGCCGGGGATTCGCGCGCCGCGTCCCGAGCATCGCTTCATCCGCAGCGAGCGCGAGCTTCTGCTGAAGGACGGCATCTCCACCTTCAGCGTCAACGCGGACGGCAATGTCGCGATCGAGCGGCTGATCAGCTGCTACCAGCTTTCGAGCGCCGGCTTCGACGATGACAGCTATCTCGACGTCCAGACCACCGCGACGCTGGGCTATTATCGCTACAGCTATCGCGACCGCATGGCCGCCAAATTCCCCCGCGCCAAGCTGACCGAAGAGACGATCGCATCGGTCCAGGCCGAGACGATCGCGCTGGCACGCGAGTGGGAAGAGGCCGGGCTGATGGAGGATGTCGACAGCTTCATCTCCAATCTGGTGATCGAGCGCGACGCGACCAACCGCCGCCAGCTCAACACGCTGATGACGCCCGACACGGTCAACGGGCTTCTCCAGCTCGCCACCCGCATCGAATTCATCCTCTGAGCCGCGTCTCAGAGGTCTTTCAAAAGGAAGTAAGACATGGCGAAAAACCAGGTCATCGGCAAAGCGAAGGTCAAGATCGACGGCGTCCTTTATGAGACGGCGGGCGATACCGTGCTGGACCCCGGCGGCCCAAACCGCACCCCGGTCGAAGGTGACTACGAAGAAGGCGCTTATCAGGAAGGACCGGTGAAGCCGAGCAAGCTGGAGTTCAATGCGCTCACCAAGGGCAGTTTCAGCGCGACCGCCTTCGGCCTGATCACCGGCGCCACCGCCACGATCGAGTTCGACAATGGCAAGAGCTTCGTCGTGCGCCAGGCCTATAGCGAAAGCCGGCCGAGCATGGGCACCAGCGACGGCAAAGCGAAATGCGTCCTCTATGGCAAGGCCGCCGAGGAGGTGTCCTGATGGATGCCAAGGCCATCAACACGCGGCCGTCCTACCTGAAGCCGGACAACAGCTATGACCTGATCTATCCGGTCAAATACAAGGTCGGCGAGCAGGAAACGCTGCTGGAGACGCTGCAGCTGCGGCGCCTGACGGGCGTGGAGCGTGTGATCGCCAGCGGCGAAGGCAATGCGGCGGTGCGCACCCATGCGATGCTGGCCAGCGTCACCGGCCAGATGCTGATCGTGATCCAGAAGATCGATTGGGTCGATCTTGACCGCCTGGACGAGTGCCTCGGTTTTTTTACCGAGCATGGCCCAGCGACTGGCGAGAGTGCCTAGGCGACCTGGTCTTCCGCTGCGGCTGGTCCCGCGCCGATGTCATGGCCCTTACCGATACCGAGCTGGAATTCTGGCTGAGCCAGGCCGAGCGCATTTCTGAAGAGCGAAAGAATAGATGAAGCTCTCGCTGATCCTTGAGGCGATCGATCGCGCCAGCCGTCCGACCGAACGGGTCGATGCGGCGGTCACCGGCCTTGGCCGCGCGTCGCGCCGGTCGGCGCTGGACATGCGATCGCTCGATCAGCGGATGGACGGCGCCGAGCGTTCGGCCAATCGCCTCGATCGTGCCGCGCGCCGTATCGGCACCGGTTTCGTCTCGACCTCGCGCCGGTCGATCGGCGCGCTCGCGGCGCTCGATCGCCGCATCCAGTTCAGCCAGGCACAGATGGAAAAGCTGGCCTATCGCGCGGGCGGCATGATCGGCGGCTCGCTGCGCAGCGGGCTGATGGCGGGCACCGCGATCGCGGGCGCAGGTCTGTCCGCCGCCCTCTACAAGGTCGTTACCGCCGGCCTCACCTTCGAGAAGTTTCGCGTCCAGCTGGAGGGGCTAGAAGGGTCGGCCGCTGCCGGCGAGCGCGCGCTCAACTGGGTGTCGGACTTTGCCGCAAAAACGCCCTATGAGTTGAACGACGTGATGGAGGCTTTCATTGCGCTGAAGGCCTACGGCATCGATCCGACCGATGGCACGCTGCGCTCGCTGGGCGACACGGCCGCCGGCATGGGCAAGTCGCTGATGCAGGCGGTCGAGATGATCGCCGATGCTCAGACCGGTGAGTTCGAACGCATCAAGGAATTCGGCATCAAGGCCGCCGTCCAGGGCGACAAGGTGACATTTCGCTGGCAGCGCAACGGCAAGGAAATGTCGAAGACGGTCAAGCAGACGTCGACCGAGATCCGCACCGCGCTGCTCGGCATCATGGACCAGCGATTTGCAGGCGGCATGGAGCGCCTGGCGAAGACGACCGAGGGCAAATGGTCGAACCTGATGGACGGCATGGGTCGTATCGCCAACCGTGTCTGGGAAGGCGGCTTTGGCGCCCAGGTCAACAAGCAGATCGACCGGATCAATGACAGCCTGGGCCGGATGGAAAAGGACGGCAGCCTGCAGCGCTGGGCCGAAAACACCGGCAAGGGCATTGGCGAGTTGATCGACGTCGCCGGCAGCACTGATTGGCGGGGAATCGCGGGCGGAATTCGCGACGTCGGCAGTGCGATATCCACTCTTGCCCGCGCGCTGCATGAGCTGGATGAGAAAGGCGGCAAGGTCCGCAAATTCATCGGCGATGCAGAGAACCTCTGGGGCAACCGCGATGCGCTGGGAAGTGTCGAATGGAACCCGACCGTCCAGCCCTTCGCACTGAAATATCATGCGCCCGCCTGGGCGAAGCCGAAAGTGAAGCCCGCGCCGAAGCCCAGTGGCGTCCCGTTCATGGACGCGGCCCCGCAGGTGCCGTCGAAGCCGGCTACACGAACGCCAGCGCGCACGCCCTCTCGCATGGGCGGCGTGCCGTTCATTGACGCCGCGCGCCCGCAGGCAAAAGCCCAGCCTGCGCCAAATGCCAAGGTGGAAGTGACCATCAAGACACCGGCCGGCACGACCGCGAAGCCGACCAAGGTCGCCGCGACCGGCATCGATCTGGAGGTCAACACCGGCCGCCAGATGGCAGGTGCCGCATGAGCGCGCCCGAGGGGTTTCAGAAAGGCAGCTTTCGCGGCGTCGCATTCCGCACCGAGGAGAGCGAGACCAGCGGCGGCCGGCGCGGCGTCGTCCATGAATTCCCCCAGGCGGAAAAGCCGGTCTGGGAGGACATGGGCCGGGCTGCGCGCAGCTATCGCATCGACTGCCATATTGTCGGCGATGATTATCCGGCTGTCGCCAATGACCTGGCCGACGCCCTGGACGCGCCGGGCGCCGGCACCCTGATCCATCCGTGGTTCGGATCGATGCAGGTCGCGGTGCCGGCGGGCGCCTGGTCGCGTCGGGACTCCGCGATCGACGGCGTCAACATCGCCTGGTTCAGCATCGACTTTGTCGAAACCGGCCTGCCGGCCCCCGCCGTCGCCACGGCGGACACACAGGCCGAGGCTATCGCGCAGGCCGATATCGCGGCCGAGGCGGCGCCATCGCTGTTCGGCGATGCTTTCTCGATCGAGGGGGCGACCGCCTTCGTCGAAGCGGCGGCCGGCGACGTGATCGATGGCGCGGCGACCCTGGTGTCGCTGCGGGCCGGGCTTCAGGGCGGCTTCGGCGGCGCGCTCCAGGCGCTGCAAACCAACCTTGGCCTTTTGGGCGAGGCCGGCGACCTGCTGCGCGCGCCAATCGCGCTGGGCGTCGCCGTGGTCAGCCTGGTCCAGGTGCTGGGCGCGATCGGCGGCTCGGCTGAGGGCGACAGCTATCGCGCACTGATGGACTGGGGCAGCGACCTGCCGGCGGTAATCGGCGACACGCCCGCCCGCGTCCTGGAGCGCGAGAACCAGGCGGCGATCGTCCAGCTGGTAAACCTTGCCGCCTCGGCCGAGCTGGTCCGCTGGCTCGCCGGCAGTGATTTCGCCTCCTATGACGATGCCGTTGTCGCCCGTGACGATGCCGCCGATCGGCTCGATGCGCTGGCGCTGCGCCAGGCCGATGCCGGCGACGATGATGGCGCCGATCAATATGACGCTTTGCGCCGCGCCTGCACGGCCGATCTGACCGCGCGGGGCGGATCGCTCGCCCGCCTGCAAAGCTTCACCCCCGCCGTAACTGAGCCGGCGCTGGTGATCGCCATGCGCCTCTATGGCGACCCGACCACCGTGATCGATCGGGCGGACGAGATCGTCGCCCGCAACAAGGTCCGCCACCCCGGCTTCGTACCCGGCGGCGCCGCGCTTCAGGTTTTGAGCAGGGAGGCAATCAATGGCTGAAGAACTGGACATGATCCGCGCGGCGGCTTGCGCGTTGCAGCTGGCGGAGGCGAACTACCGCCGCGCCCATGATCTGCATGGCGATGCTGCCCGTGAAACCGGCCGCGCCTGGGATGCGATGCGACGGGCCGGCGACCGGGTGCGGCGCGCCCTGGGGGCGGACCATGGCTGACGCCGATATCATCGCCGAAAAGGTTGAGCTGGCGATCAACGGCAAGCTCTATGCCGGCTGGACGGAGGTCAGCGTGACCCGCGCGATCGACGCCATGTGCGGCGCCTTTCGCCTGTCGCTGTCGTCGAAGGATGATGCCGCCGGGCAGCTGCTGGTGATCGCGCCGGATGATCGTTGCCAGCTCAAGATCGGCGGCGAGATCGTTATCGACGGCTGGGTGGATGCGGTGTCGCCCGCGATCGACGGGGAATCGCACGGGATCACGGTCGAAGGCCGCGACAAGACGGGTGACCTGGCCGACTGCTCCGCGATCCACAAGCCGGGAAGCTGGCGCAATGTGACGCTGGAGGTGATCGCGAGTGCGCTGACCAAGCCTTTCGGCGTGACGGTCACTGCCAAGGCCAGCACGGGCGCCGCGATCCGCAAATTTGCCATCCAGCAGGGCGAGACCGTGGCCGATGCGATCGGGCGGCTGTTGCGCTTCCGGGGGCTCATCGCAGTGCCGACCGCGTCGGGCGATCTGGAGATCACTACGCCCGACGCGGGCGCGCCCGTCGCCACGCTGGAGCTGGGCATCAACATCAAGTCGGCCGAGGGTCGTGCCGATCATCGGGAGCGTTATTCCGACTATGTCGTCAAGGGCCAGGCTCACGGCGATGATGAGCGCCACGGCAAGACGGTCAGCCAGATCAAGGGCGAGGCGAAGGATAGTGGCGTGCGTCGCTATCGGCCGCTCCTGCTGGTGGCGGAAGAGCAGAGCGACGGCGCCAGCGCCGGTGCACGTGCCAAATTCGAGGCGGGCGTGCGCGCTGGTCGTGCCAGGGGCGCGCAGATCAAGGTTCTTGGCTGGCGGGTGGCGCCGGGCGGCGCCCTCTGGCGTCCCAACAGCCGGGTGCGCGTGCGTTGCGCGGAGATCGCCATGGCGGATGAGGTCATGCTGGTCGCGGCGGTGACCTTCAGCAAGTCGGATGGCGAAGGGACGATTGCGACCCTGTCGATCGCGCCGCCCGGCGCCTTCGCCCAGTTGGCCGAGAAGGAACCGAAATGAGCGCGCTGCAAAGGGCTTTAGGCCCCCTTTTGGGGCGCATCCAGATGATGGTCGGGCGCGCAGTATTGGCGGCGGTCGATGACAGCACCGGCCTGCAATCGCTCCAGGTCGACCTGCTGGCGGACGAGACGCAGGACGCGGCCGAGCATTTCCAGCCCTATGGCTATGCCGCCCATCCCAAGCCGGGCGCCGAGGCGATCGCCCTCGCGGTTGGCGGGCTGCGTGGCCATGGCCTGGTCATCACCGTCGCCGATCGTCGCTACCGGGTGAAAGGGCTGCAGGAAGGCGAGGTCGCCGTCCATGACGATCAGGGCCAGGTCGTGCTGCTCGGCCGGGAGGGGATTCGCGTCGTCTCTCCGCTCGGCATCGCATGTGAAACGGATGGCGATTTCAGTATCCGGGCGGGCGGCGACTTTTCCGTCACGGCCGAGGGCGCGGCGTCCATCACCGGTGACAGCGTGTCGATCGATGCGGAAGGCGCGACCACGATCGGTGGCGACAGCGTCACGATCGACGCGGACGGCGATGCCACCCTTCGGGCCGGTGGCGAGGCACTGGTCGACGGCGCCAGCATCGCGATCGGCGAAGGCGCCAGCCTGTTCGCCGCGCGCAAGACGGACACGGTCAGCAGCACCGCCATTACCGGCGGCTCCAGCAAGGTGAAGATCGCATGAGGATCGGCATCGACATCGCCTGCAACGACCCTGACAACGGCCTGTTTGACGGTCGGGCGCGAGCAATCCACGTGGATATGCCCGGTGATACGCTGATGGAGCTGGCGGCCAGCGACATGGTTGGCCCAAGGATGCGCGAAGTCGATTTCGGTATCGCCATTTCCAACAAGCACTGGCCTGTACTGGGGTCAGCCTACGGCGTCGGCAACTGGTGCTGGAACCGCTATTGGATGTCGGTCGAGACGGCGGTCGATTTCCTTGCCTGGACGCATCAGCGTGGGCGCTTCGATGTGGAGCAAGCGGAGGAACGCCTGTTTGCCGCCTGGAAATGTCCGCGCGCCCTGCCGGTTGACCTGTTCCGCGAAATTCTCATCAGAAAGGCAGCCCAATGAAGGCAAGCTCTCCCCGCAAGCGTGGCAACCGCGCCTGGCGTCGTGTCGAAATGCCAGACGAGAATTTGCCGGCCGTCCTCAAGCTGCTGCGCGAAGCCGGACCAGTTTTCGGCAAGGGCGACCCGGTCCAGGCGCATTCCTATTTTGACGCGGAAAACCGCCCACGCCGGTTGCACGCGACCTTTGCTGATGGGTGGCGCGCAACCCTTGTCTTGCATCTCAATGGCACGGGATCGCTCAGCCAGGCGCTGAAGCTGCAGGGCGCGATCAAGGGCGCGCTGCCGGCATGACAGACGTCGCCCTCTTCTTTGATAATGACGCCTGGTCGGCCGACCTTGCGATCGCGGGCGGCGACCTGGCGACGGATGACGGGCTGCGAAGCGCCGTCATCATCTCGCTCTTCACCGATGCGCGGGCGCGCGACGATGATGCGTTGCCGGATGCCAGCGCCGATCGCCGGGGCTGGTGGGGCGATTGCGCCAATGACGACAGCAATGATCGCATCGGGTCGCGGCTGTGGCTGCTGGCACGGGCGAAAGTCATCAACGCCACCGCGATTCGCGCCCGAGATTATTGCCGCGAAGCGCTCGCCTGGATGGTCGCGGATGGCGTCGCGGCCGCGATCGACGCCGACTGCACCCTGCTGCCGGTGAGTGCCAGCCGCCGATCGGGCGGCCTGCGCATCCGCATCACCGTCACGCGGCCGGGCGGCGCCCGCCAGGCGATCGACTTCCTTTGGGACGCGGAACGCGACCGCATCGAGCGCGAGGATGCCGCATGAGCTTTGAACGACCGACACTGACCCAGCTGATCGCGCGGGCGCAGGACGACATCAATGCCAAGCTGCCGGGCGCCGATAGCCGTATCCGCCGCAATGTCCTCAATGTCCTGGCGCGGGTCCATGCAGGCGCGATGAACGGCGCCTATGGCATGATCGACTATCGCGCGCGCTTCCTGCCCGATCCCAAATATCCCGATACGGTTACGGGTTGGGCCAGCCGGCTCGGCATCATCCGCAAGGCGGCAGTGGCCGCCAGCGGGACGGTCGCACTGGCGGGCAGCAACGGCGCGACCGCACCGGCCGGTAGCATTCTAGTCCGAGCGGACGGGACGCGCTACGCCACTACCGCGCTCGCGACGATCGCGGGCGGCGTCGCCAATGTCGTGGTCACTTGCGAGGACGGCGGGGCGGCGGGCGCTATGTCGGCCGGCCAGACGCTGACCTTCCAGTCGCCGGCAAGCGGCGTCCAGGCCGTCGCGACCGTCGCGGCAGGCGGGATTGTCGGCGGCAGCGACGAGGAGACGATCGACCAGCTCAATGAGCGCGTCGCGGAACGTCTGCGCGACCAGCCGGCGGGCGGTAAGCGCAGCGACTATGTGCGCTGGGCCAAGGAGATTGCCGGCGTCACCCGCGCTTGGCCCTATCCGAACTGGAATGGGCTTGGCACCGTCAAGCTGCTGTTCGTCATGGACGGCCGCGATGACATTATCCCCGACGCGGGCACCGTCGCCTTGGTCGCAGCCAAGATCGAAGAGGAGCGACCAGTCACCGCGCAGGTCACCGTTGCCGCGCCGATCGCAGACCCGCGCGATTTCACGATTAACGTGACGCCCGACACCGCAGCGGTGCGGGCAGCCGTGGCGGCCGAACTGCGCGACCTGATCGCCCGCGAGGCTGAGCCAGGCGGCACGATCCTGATCAGCCATGTGCGCGAAGCCATCTCGATCGCAGCGGGCGAGACCGACCATGTGCTGGTAAGTCCGACCAGCAACATGACCGCCGATGCCGGCGAGATCATTACCATGGGGACCATCACATGGTAGCCTATGGCGCTTCCGCCTATCGCGCCCAACTGCAGGCGCTGCTGCCGACCGGTCCGGCCTGGCCGCGCGCGGAAGAGGCGGCGCTGACCCGTCTGCTGGATGGATGGGCGGAAGAATTTGCGCGGGTCGAGGCGCGGGTCGATCAGTTGCTGGACGAATATGATCCGCGCACCGCCTATGAGCTGCTGCCCGAATGGGAAATCGCCCTGGGCCTGCCTGATCCCTGCACCGCCGCATCGACCACGATTGCCGCGCGCCAGCTCGCCTGCTGGCGCAAGCTTGCCTATCAGGCGGGCCAGACGCCGGCCTTCTATAAAGCCCTGGCCGCCTCGATCGGCTTCGAAATCGAGATCCACGAATTCGACCCGAACGTTGACGACTATGACGCCAGCCTGGCTGCCGAGGTGGCGGCCGGCCGCTGGCGCTATGTGTGGCGCGTCCATGTGCTGAACGGCGGCGTCTTCAACTATATGGTCGCTGGCGATCCGGCTGGCACGGCGCTGCTCGATGGCGATGCCGCGCTGGACCTGGAATGCATCATCACGGCGGCCCGACCCGCCCACACCCTCGTCATCTTCAGCTACCCGACCGAGCCAGGCGCGCTGCTCCTGGAGGGCAGCAGCGGCGGCTATGTGCTGCTGGAAGATGGCGGCCGTCTCATGCTGGAGGTTTGAATGGCCGAACTCGACAAGAAGGCGTCTGCGCTCGCCGTCGCTGCAGCATTGCTCGGCGACGAAGGCTGGGCGGGTTTTCAGGGCGGCGCGAATGTCCAGATCACGCCCGACCTGCTGCTTGATTTCATCATGTCAGGCATGCTCGACGGGGCGGCCAATAACGACATCATCCAGCGCAAGGCAGGCGCTTGGATCAATCGGACAATGGCGCAGCTACGCGCCGACCTGAAGGCGCCGATGATCCTCGCCCAGTCCGGCGTTGCGGCGGCCTACACCGGCGGGACGGCCGTCCATGATTTTGCCAGCTTCACCCTGCCCGGCGGCCTGCTCGGCCCCAATGGTTCGATCGAGATCGAGAGTTTTTGGACCAGCACCAACAACGCCAACATCAAGACTTTCAGCGTCTCCCTGGGTGCCGCGACAGCGCTTTGGTCCTACCAGACGTCCAGCACGATCGCGTCGGGTCTCATGGCCAAGATCATGAACCGCAACAGCCAGGCTTCGCAGATCATACCGCGCCCCACGGCGGCGTCGCCTTATGGCGTGGGCGGCACGGCCCACGGCACCTCCACGATCGACACCTCGGTCGACCAGGTCGTCAAGATATCGGGCCAACTCGCCAACGCGGCCGACACGCTCACCCTCGAATCCTACCTCGTCAAAGTCTATCCCAGCTAAGGACGCCCCACATGCACAAGATCGATAGCCAGGGCGCGACTGCCGCCGGCCAGTTCAAGGAAACCCCGGCGCCCGCGACCCGCGTCGATGCCGCCTGGCTTAATGCTGTGCAGGCTGAGCTGGTCAACGTCATCACCAGCGCTGCTGGGGGCGATGCCGAGTTGAACAAGGCCGACACTGGCCAGTTGCTGACAGCGATATTGGCGATCATCGGGCGCAACATCAGCGTCACGCTTGGCGCTACCGGACAGATCGCGATCGCGGGCCTTGTGATCAAATGGGGCGGTATGCGCACGCCGTTGGGCGAAGGCGCCTATGAGGTGAACTTCACGCCACCATTTCCGACCGGCTGCTATCGGCTGTTCCCGGTCGCCTACAACGGGTCGGTCAACAGCGAGGCCGATATCTGGGCGCAGAGCGGCGTCACCGACGCGGATAGCGGCGTCGTGGTCCTGCAGGGCGCGATCGCCGGCAAGTCCTGCGAGGGCTTCGACTGGATCGCGATCGGACACTGA